GGTAATCGCGCGCGCGGAATTTCTCTAGGCATAGCTTTTTCAGGCACTTAACAATTTCTCTAACTATTTGTTAATCAGTGTTAACCATGCCCCTGATCACTCAAGCAGAGTACGCCCGGCAACGCGGGGTCAGCCGCGCCGCTGTCACCGACGCCGTCAAGAGCGGCCGTATCTGTTTGATTGATGGCAAGATCGATCCCGAGGTCGCCAACATCCAATGGCTGAAAAACACCCGCACCCCCAAGTTAGCCGCTCCTTCGACCCCTGATCCCGTCCCCGATACCGCCATCACCCAGACCCTTTACGATCTGCAACTGGCCCGGGCGAAACGGGAAACGCATGAAGCGAACCTGGCCGAAATGAAAGAGCGCCAGCGGGCCGGCGAACTCGTTGAACTGGCCCAGGTGCATCTCGCCTACACGACATTGGCCGCCCAGCTCCGCGCCGCCCTGGAACGCATCCCCGACAAACTGTCCTCCCGTCTGGCTGCGGAATCCGATGAACACACCGTCCACACCCTGCTGCTGGCCGAACTCGACCAGGCATTACTGGACATGGCCCGTTCCGCCGATGCGCTCCCCGCCAAACTCCAGGAGGCATCCCGCTATGACTAACCCCGTCATCATCACCCGCATGGAATTCGAGGAGGTCGCCTGATGCACGGCTCCACGGCCCTCGCCCGCGCCTTCGCCCTGGGACTGGCCCCGCCGCCGCGCCTGACCGTCACCGAATGGGCGGATCGACACCGCCGCTTGCCCACGAAAGGGAGCGGCGAGCCTGGCCCATGGAGGACCTCGCGCGTCCCGTACACGGCGGAAATCATGGACTGCCTGAGCGCTCAGCATCCGGCCCGGCGTGTGGTGCTGATCAAATCCGCCCAGGTCGCCGGCACGGAAATCGGCCTCAACTGGATCGGCTGGTTTATCTGCACCCAGCGCGCGCCGATGATGGCGGTGCAACCCACCATTGACGTGGGCGAACGCTTCAGCAAGCAGCGAGTCGCCAGCATGATTGATGACTGCCCCCAGTTGCGCGACCTCATTCCGCCGGCGCGGTCCCGCGATTCCGGCAACACCACGCTGCTCAAAGAATACCCCGGCGGCATCCTGATCATCTCCGGCGCCAACTCCGCTGCGTCATTGCGCTCCCTGCCGATTCGTTACCTGTTCCTCGACGAAGTGGACGCCTATCCCCATGACCTTGACGGCGAAGGCGACCCCATCTCCCTGGCGGAAGCCCGCACCACCACCTTCCCGCGTCGAAAAATCTTCCTGTGCTCCACGCCCACGATTGAAAGCCTCAGCCGCATCCACAAGGAATGGCTGGCCAGTGATCAGCGTCGCTATCACGTCCCCTGTCCGCATTGCGACACGTTCAACCCGCTGAAATGGGACCACCTGCACTGGCCCGATGGCGAACCGGACCAAGCCGCGTATGCCTGCCCGGCCTGCGCCGCAATCATCCCGGAGCATCATAAAACCCAGATGCTGGCTGCCGGTCAATGGGTCGCCGAGCGCCCGGAATCTCCCACGCCCGGCTTTCACCTGAATGGCCTGTATGCGCCCATCGGCCTGGGCCTGACCTGGGTGGAACTGGCGAAAGAATGGGAAGCCAAGAAACGCGATCCCAGTCAGCAAAAGACCTTCATCAACACGCGGCTGGGCGAATGCTTCGCGGACCCCGACGAAAAACTCGACTGGGATGAACTCAAACAGCGCGCCGAACCCACCGCGCCCCGCACCATCCCCGCCGGCTGTACGCTCATCACTGCTGGGATTGATGTCCAAAAAAACCGTTTCGCCGTGATCCTTCTCGGCCATGGCCGGGGTCAAGTGACCTGGGTGATTGACTACGTGGAATTGCCCGCCGATCCGACTCGCCCCGGCGATTGGGCGTTGCTCGATGATGTGCTGGCGACCACCTTCCCGGACGCGCAGGGCCGCCAGTACCCGATCACCGCCGCCGCGATTGACAGCGGCTATCTCACCGATGACGTGCTCAACTACAGCCGCCAGCGCCGGGGAAAAGTGATCGCCGTCAAGGGCGCGAGCACCTTCAACAAGCCGATCATCAGCCGCCCCTCCAAGGTCGATTTCAACTGGAAAGGCAGCGTCATCAAATCCGGCGCCGATTTGTGGATGGTGGGCCATGACACCGCCAAGCATCAACTCTTTGCCCGCCTGGCCGGCGACCGGAAATTGCTCCCGCAGGATCGCCTGGTGCATTTCCCGACCGGCCTGGATGACAGTTTCTATGGCCAGTTGACCGCCGAGGTCTGGGACAGCACCCGGCGCCGTTGGGTCAAGATTCGCCCGCGCAATGAAGCCCTGGACTGCTTCACCTATGCGGTCGCCGCCGCCATGCAACCCAGTCTGCGCATTCACACCTGGAATGCCGCGCAGTGGACCCGCTGGGAAGAACGGCTGGGTCTGGGTCATGACCTGTTCAGCGCGCCCCTGCCGGAGGTGAAACCATCGCCCACGTCCTTATCTTCCGCCCCCCCACCGGTTAAGCCACCGCCCACTTCCTTCACCCAGCCCCCCATTCGCCGTCAAACCGTCACCCGGAGGATCACCGTATGAACCGCGTCGATCTGCTCGACTGGATTCGCTCGGAATTGCAAAGCCAGCCCGCTGTCCTGTCCCTGGTTGAGCCGGTGTTGGCGTCTGCCCGCCGCGCCTGGGGCGGCGATACCGTCTACATCCGCACGGAATCCCGCCCGCTCAGTCGCCGGACGATCCAGCGCCGCCAATCGCGCTTGACCATTCATTCGGAGATATAGCCATGATCTTGCTAACCAACAGAACGTATACCGATCTCCTCGAGGCCGGTGATGGGATGCAAGTCACCCCGTCCAGTACTGCCCATGTCAAACTGCGGTTTAACAATGGGGAGATAATTAATGAACTTCTGGATTGGCCCAAACGCTTTGGCCCGTATGCCCGTGCGGTGGAAATGACAATTACGGCGTTCGGTGGCGACTGCACTGTAGAGCAGGTGGCCATTGATGCGCCGTTGCACACCAACGGCTGGGAAGACTTGCGCTTCCCCGCGCAGGGCATCAACCCGGCCGGCGCGGCGGATGCGCCCAGTGTGGACACCACGTTGACCGGCTATCCGGGCACGCTGCTGTTCAGCGGCTCGCAGGAGAATGTCATTGCCGGCGTCGCCCAGTTGCCCCATGCCTGGAAACGCGGCTCGGCGATTCGTCCCCACATTCACTGGAGCAAGCCGGTCGGCAGCGCCAACGCCACGACCTGGATGCTGTACTACCGGATTCTGGGGTTTTCCGGGGAAGTCCATGGCAACCTGGTGGGGCCGGTGGCGGCGACCGCGACGTTGGGCGATCCCACGACCGCCAATTCCATGCTGATTACCGCGTTCGGCGAGATCGATATGACTGGGCAGAAAGAGTCCGCCTGTCTGGCCTGGCAAATTCGCCGGATGGGCAACAGCGACGCGGATAACGGCACGGCCCGGCTGTTCGAGTTCGATATTCACTACCAGACCGACAAGAGCGGCACGGTGGCGGAGATTCCCGACTGATGGCCGTGAGCGACATTTTCACAGACATTGTCGTCTAAAAATGTCACTGCTGTTCATGCTACAACCCCGGCATGAGCATCTATGACGGCATTGATCCCGATATTCTGGAAGAGCGGCTGACCGCCGCCCAGGACGCCTATCACGCCCTGGCGACCGGCCAGCAGGTGGTGAGCATCCGCAACGGCGACACCGCCCTGAGCTTTACCGCCTCGGACCCGAACGCCCTCGGGCGCCTGGCGACCTACATCCGTGACCTGCAACGCGCGCTCGGCCTGACCGCCAGCCGCGTCTATGGCGTCTATCTGGCCGGGGGGAAGGGACTATGAAACCCCGCGCGACCGTCATCCCCATCCGCATGGACGCTTATGAAGCCACCTCCACGGCGCGTCGCGTCGAGGATTGGGAAACCCACAGCTACGGCCCCAACGCCGCGCTGGATGACGCCACGCTAGTCCGCGCCCGCTCTCAGGACGCCGCCCGGAATAATCCCTGGATTCGCCGCGCCCTGCACCTGTTGGTTAGCCACGAAATCGGCTGCGGCATCCAGCCGCGCCCGCTGATCGACAACCCCGCCCTGCGCGCTGAAATGCTGGCGTTGTGGAATAACTGGATTCATGTCGCGGACGCCGATGGCGGCCTGGGGTTCTACGGGCAACAGGTATTACTGGCGCGCGCCCGCCGCGAGTCCGGCGAGGTGTTCCTCCGGTTCCGCGTCCGCCGCCCGGAAGACGGACTGCCCGTTCCGCTGCAACTGCAACTGCTCGAAGCCGATCTGCTCCCGCAACGGCACAACGCCAGCAACGGCAGTAACCTCATTCGTCAGGGCATCGAACTGACCCCGTTCGGCCAGCGCGCCGCCTACTGGTTCTACAAAGCCCATCCTGGCGACCGGCTGCTGTACGCCCAGGACAATTTGACCCGCGTTCCGTCGATGGAAATCCTCCATCACTACCAGCCGCAACGGCCTGGACAACTGCGCGGCGAACCCGGTCCGGTGAGCAGCCTCTTGCGAGCGCGGAATCTGGATCATTTTGAAAGTGCGGAATTAACACGGAAAAAGATCAAATCGCGGTTCGCCGGTGTGATCTGGAAAGAGACCACGGAAGAGAACCCCTTTACCGGCGCCACCAACGCCACGCTCGACGCCCTGAACGCCCAACTGACCGCCGCGCAAGCCGCCAACGACACGGCCCTGGTGGCCAGTCTGACCGCGCAGATCCGGGAAGAGGTCGAGGCGAAATCCATTGTCGATGTGGCCGATGGCTACATGCTGCAACTGGGGCTGCATGAACGGGTGGAACTCCCCGGCGCCGACAACGGCGACAGCGGGCTGGAATTCATCCGGCTGCAACTGCGCTCCATCGCCGCCGGCCTGGGCGTTCCCTATGAACTGATGACCGGCGACTACGCGGGCACCAATGACCGCATCATGCGGGTGATTCTCAACACCTTCTACCGCCAGTTGGAAATTGATCAGGAGCTGCTGATTCACCAGGTCCTGCAACCGGTCTGGCAGCGCTTCCTGGATACCGCCTGGCTGGCGGGCGCGCTCAAACTGCCCGGCTATCGCAAAAACCCCCGACTCTACCAACGCTGCGAATGGCGCGCCCATGCCTGGAGCTATGTCAACCCGTTGCAAGAAGCCGAAACCGCTGTCCTCAAGATTCAGCACGGCCTAACCAGCCGCAGCGCCGCCGTCGCGGAATCCGGTTGGGATGTTGAAGATATTGACCGGCAACAGGCGGATGACCACGCCCGCGAGCAGGCCCTGGGCCTGACCTACGGCGCCAGCGCTCCAGAACTGGAACCCGCCGCCGAATCCGTTCCTGATCCGGTCCTCGCCGCCCTGACCCGCCAGACTCAAGCGTTACTCGCTCTGACTCAAAGCCTGGCGATCAAAGCCAGCGCCGAAACGCCCCCGCCGATTCAGTTACAAATCGATCCGGGACAAACTCATGTGCATCTGCATCCCGAAAAAAACCTCAAAACTCTCAAAAACCTCATGCGTGATGAACACGGCCTGATCACCCAAATCATTGAAACCGGGATGCCAGAATGAGCAAGTCGAGCGCTTTTGAAAACGACGTGTTGAAAAAGACGTTCAACAACGTGGATTTTTCCTGGCTACCGCTCGCTGATTTCTACGTCGCTCTGCACACCGACAACCCCGGCGAAGCGGGAGCGCAAAACGCCAGCGAGTGTGCCTATACCGGTTACGCCCGCGTCGCCGTCTCCCGAAATATCGCTGGCTGGATCGTCAGCGGTTCTCAGGCCAGCAACGCCGCCTCTGTGTTGTTCCCGATCTGTACCGGCGGGACGGAACTCGCCACTCATTTCAGCATCGGTACGGCGCTTTCTGGTAGCAACCCAACCATTTACGTGGGCGAACTGGACTCTCCCCTGGTGATTGCCAACAACATCCGCCCGGAATTTGCGGCCGGAGCGCTGACGATCAGCGAAGACTGAGCCATGGCCTATACTCCGCCGGTTGGTGACGTGGATCTAGCCCTCGCCGGGGACTATACCCCGCCGACGGGCGTCGCCGATCTGGCCCTGGGAGGCTCGCCGGTCACGGTCGCCCCTCTGAGCGCCACGACCGACTCTGTTGCGGAATGCAGCGCCGCCCTGACTGGATGCGGAGTGATCAGCGGTACAACAACGGGCGTCGCCATTTTGCAAGGCGCCGCCGTTGCCATCACGGTTAGTCTGCCCGAACTTCCCCATGTCCGCGCTTGGAGACGCCACGCCCTGGTGCGGGCTATCGCCGGGAATGGCGCCGGAACCGCGACCGCCCGAGCCGGATTGACGGCTGCCGGTCAGTTGACCGGAACCACGGTTGCCGCCGCAGCGGTTCACAGCCGCCTCACCGGACGGGGAGAATTGACCGGCGCCAGCGCGGGAATCGCCAACGCTGATGGACTCCTCACCGTGCGCCCGAAATATACCCGACGCCAACTCGCCCGCGCCCGCTACGAGGATGAATTCTGGCTCTTAGCCGCTTAGGATCCCCATGCGCCACTTTTCCTATCGCACTACCCCCACACCGGGAATCCCATCATGAAAACCTGGTACCGCTTGCGAGCGACGCGCAAAACCGCCGAACTGCGCCTGTATGACGAAATTGGGGCCTGGGGCGTCAACAGCAAAACGCTGCTGGCGGATCTGGACGCGCTCGGCGCCATTGATACCCTCACCGTGCGCATCAACTCCCCCGGCGGCGATGTGTTCGACGCTCTGGCCATCCACAACGCCCTGCATCGGCATGCCGCCCGCGTCACCGTCTGCATTGATGCCCTGTGCGCCAGCGCCGCCACCCTGGTCGCTCTGGCCGGCGACGAGGTGCGCATGGCCGATAACGCCCTGTTTATGATTCATGAACCCTGGACCGTCGCCCAGGGCAACAGCGCTGATTTGCTCAAGCAATCTGACTTGCTGGATACCGTGGCGGAACAGATCGTGACGATCTACGCCCGCAAAACCGGCTGGCCCGCCGATGAGATTCGCGAATTGATGCGCGAGGAAACCTGGTACACGGCGGAACAGGCGCTCAGCATCGGGTTTATCGATGCCATCGACGAACCGCTGCGCCTCGCGGCCCTGATTCACCACCATCCCCTTTATTTAAGTCACCGTAAGGACCTTGCCATGAGTGATCCGGTCATTCCAGAAACCCTCGATACGCCCATCCCGGAGCCGACCCCGGAACCGACTCCCGTCGTTCCCCCCCCGACTCCCGAACCCCCGGCCGCTGAACCGCTGGCGATTCTGCGCGCCTGCACGGCTGTCAATGAGCCGAAACTGGCTGAAGCCCTGCTGGCGTCGGGACCGTACACCGAGGCGCAGGTCAAGGCGCGCGTTGCCCAGGCCGCCGTGGTGCGCGCAGTCTGCGCCATCGCCCGCGTCCCCGAACTCGCGGATGCCCTCATTGCCGCCGGCGCCGACGAGAACGCCGCCAAGGTCGCGACCTGGAACGCCCTGGCGGAACGCAGCGCCGCTCACCCGATTGACGCCGCCCCGCCGTTGCCGACCCGCACGGTCGTGACCCGCGCCCAGTTTGATGCGATGACCCCTGCCGACCGCGCCGCTGCCCTCAAAGCCGGCCTGCGCATTACCGACTAACGCTATCATTTTACTGACTTAGGACCGCTCTCATGCCCAACACCCTCACCAATCTCATCCCTGATGTCTATGCCGCCCTGGACGTGGTCAGCCGCGAACTGGTCGGTTTCATCCCCGCCGTCGCCCGCGATTCCAGCGCCGACCGCGTCGCCGCCAACCAGACGCTGCGCATTCCCGTTTCGCCCAGCAACGCCGCCGGGGGCAACATCACCCCGGCCATGTCGCTGCCCAGCGCCGCCGATCAGACGTTCACTAACAAAACGTTGACGATCAGCAAGCAGCGCTTTTTCCCGTTCTCGTGGAGCGGCGAAGAGGTGGCGGCGATGAATGCTGGCCCGGGCATCCTGACGTTGCGCCAGAACCAGATTGCCCAGGCGATCCGCGCCGCGGTCAACGAGATGGAAGCCGATATTGCGACCGCCGCCTCTGCCGGCGCCAGCCGCGCCATCGGCACGACCGCCGGTACCGCGCCGGTCCTGGCCGACTGGGCGGGCGCCAAGAAGATTCTGGACGACAACGGCGCGCCGATGAGCGACCGCACCACGGTGATCAACACCACGGCGGGCGTTTCGTTG